CAGCTTCAACAACTGATCGGAGCTTGATGATGAAAACTAGAGCACTGCCCTGTGATGTGGCGCGCTCGGTCTCTCTCCTATTAGAGGACCTCGGAACTCCTATAGCTCTAAGCGCTTCCCTCCGGTTGCGCTATGGATTATGGGACGAGATCTCGGACGTGAGTCTGGATCCGCGTAACTACCTCGAGCATCAGAGCGCTAAATTCGCGGCAGATTATGCTGCGGTTAGCATTCTTAAGAAGCTTGCTGACCTGCCTACTTCTCACGACCGCCGCAAGGCGGCTCTTGAGAAATGGTGGCAAGGCGAGGCTTCCTGCAAGAGGACGAACCTACGTCTTGAACCGTACTTCCCCTTTCCCCTGCTCCCTGAGCTGCGGGATGACGCCATAATGGGCGTAATTGAGGAGATACGTGCCGAGGTGCTTCGTATCGTGGGCCCCCGACCTCCTTCCCTAGTGGAGGGGCGTTTCGGCCCTGGTTCTACGTTCTCCGACCGCGGCGGGTTCATCACTGTCCCCGACAAAATGTCTGCTGACCCGTCATTGACACGCAATTCCATCTACTTCCTACCGCAGTGGCTAGGAACGAAATGGGCTGAGGTTCACCTCGAAAATTGCGGAGAGCTATCCTTCGTCCCTGGGAACAGATTCGCAACTGTTCCAAAGACAGCGAAGACGGATCGTGCTATTGCAGCCGAACCGTCCTTTAATGTCTTCTTCCAACTGGGACTTGGTCAATCAATCCGGCGTGCACTTAAACGCGTCGGCATTGACTTGGATCGCGGCCAGGCCATACATCAGCGGGTTGCTGAGTTGGCTTCAGCCACGAGAGAGTTTGCTACTCTCGATCTCTCAAACGCAAGCGACACCGTAGCATGGAGACTTGTCAAGCTCCTGCTTCCCCACCAATGGTACAGCGTCTTAACGATGCTGCGATCTCCGAAGACATTCGTCGACGGTAAGTGGGTCGTGCTCGAGAAGTTCTCGAGCATGGGTAACGGTTTCACGTTCGAACTGGAAACGCTCATATTTGCTTCCATATCGCGCGTCGCCTCACGGCGTAGCGGCTACGGTTGCGAGTACGGGCGCGACGTCTTCGTTTACGGTGATGATATCATCGTGCGGGACGGCGTAGAGCGAGCGTTGGAACCGGTTCTTGAGTTCCTCGGCTTTTCACTTAACAGGGAGAAATCCTTCTTTGGTGGAGTGCCTTTCCGGG